TGTTGAACAAGGGTAGCGTTGAGGAAGAAGCAATGCAAAACCTGATGCGTAGGAAGGCAATTGAGGCTCAAGAAAAGCAGCTTCGAGAGCTTATTGTTTACCGCTATGGCGTCGATACATATCGGGAGATGATGGAGGAACGCAAGCAGCTTAGGGATAATAGAGAGCGCGCAGTTATGCTCCAGCGCAGACGCAGGGCCAAGGCCATTCAGAATGCAATCGCGGTGGTCTTGATCGTTGGAATATTTGCAGTGCCGGTTGCTGTTTCAATGTGGCTATTTGGGAAGGTTGAATAATGTTAACTCTACTGTCTACGCTCGCAAGTTTCCTGACTGGCGGCTTGCCCAAACTGCTTGAGCTGTTCAAGGATCGTGGCGACAAGAAGCATGAGCTTGAGATGATGCGCATGTCCGTCGAGCGCGAGATGCAGATGGCAGAACGTGGTCTGGTGGCCCAGCAGCGGATTGAGGAAATCAGGGCAGACGCAGCAATGGCTCAGGCTGCAGCTTCTGAAAGACTGGCGCTATACGAACATGACGCCGACATTGGCAAAGGCGCTCCCAAGTGGGTCATAGGACTGAGAGCCTCGGTGCGTCCGGTCATTACCTACTGTATGTTTTTCATGCTCTGCTTGATCAACGCCTTTGGCTGCTGGTATGCAGTTAAACAAGGGGTTCCGTTCTATGATGCGCTGGGTGTGTTGTGGACGGAAAACGACCAAGCCTTGTTCGCCTCGATAATTGCCTTCTGGTTCGGCTCACAGGCGTTCGGCAGTGCGCGTAAGTGACGCAGGAAAGCAGCTCATCAAGGACTTCGAGGGTGTTCACAGACGCCCTTACCTTTGCCCGGCAATTCTGTGGACAGTGGGTGTGGGAAGAGTCCTGTACCCGGAGCAGGCCAAGCTCAAGATCCCTGAGCGTAAAACGTACCCCCTGAAGCCTGAGCATGATATACAGTGGAGTGATCAGCAAACTGATCTTCTGTTTGATGCGGATCTCCTTAGGTTTGAGAGCTCTGTTCTACGAATGTGTCCTAATAGCGCTTTTAGCCAAAGCCAGTTCGATGCCTTGGTTGCCTTCGCCTTTAACTGCGGTTCTGGCGCCCTTCAGGCTTCTACACTACGCCGTCTTTATAATGCCGGGGACATAGAGGGTGCAGCAGCGGAGTTTCCCAAATGGAACAAGGGAGGTGGACGGATACTACCGGGGTTGACCAGACGTAGACTGGCAGAGCAGGCACTTTTCTTACAATAACCGCTTTACAATTCAACCATCCGCTTTATAATAGCCCCCGTGCAATACCGCACATCAAGGGCTAATAATATGAACTACAAAGAAATCTGGCAGAAACTCTCTGCTATCGACTGCACCCCATATATCGAAAAGAAGAACGGGTTAAATTTCTTGTCGTGGGCTTGGGCATGGCAAGAATTGATGACCCATTATGCCGATGCCACCTTTACTTTTGACCCGTCCGAAACATTCCCTGATGGCACCATGATGGTGTTCTGCACTGTCAACATCGGTGAATGCTCAAGACGTATGTGGCTGCCTGTCATGGATCATCGGAATAAGGCGGTGGTCGCGCCGGACAGTTACGCCATCAATACCGCAATGATGCGCTGCCTTGTTAAGACGCTCGCATTGTACGGATTAGGCCACTACATATACGCCGGAACTGACCTGCCTCAAGCAGAACTCGAAAGACTCTACTCCCCCATCAGCGCAGAGCAGCACGCTGAACTTACGGCACTCATCTCGCAGCTTGATGGCGCTATTGATATGCCTGCCTTCCTTAAGTTTTTCGGGATCACGGTTCTGGCTAACCTGAAGCAATCTGACTTCCAGAAAGCCAAAATGGCGCTGGAAAAGAAGCTGGAGTCTGTAGCATGAGAATCATCAACGTAGAGCAACGCTCGCCAGAATGGTTTGCAGCACGATTGGGGGTGCCGAGCGCGTCCAATTTCGGGAAAATCATTACACCCGGAGGCAAGAGAAGCACTCAGGTTGAGGGCTATCTCAATCGGTTGGTCGCTGACATTCTCACCGGCAGATCAGAGCAGCAGGAACCCAGCGAGGCAATGCAGCGAGGTACTGAGCTAGAACCTGAAGCTAGGGCTTACTATGAGTTGATTGCAGGCCCGGTGGAGGAAGTGGGGTTCTGTATCCATGATGACGGCTTTGGCTGTTCTCCCGATGGTCTGGTGGGCAAGGATGGATTACTGGAAATTAAATGCGGGCTGGCTCATACACACGTCGAGTGGCTGAGGGATGGCGTAATTCCTTCGATTCATATACCGCAGGTGCAGGGTCAATTATTGACGACTGGACGGCTTTGGTGCGATTTCCTTGCCTATCATCCGTCGATGAAGTGCCTGCTAGTTAGAGTCAACCGGGATGACAAGTATTGCGCTTTGCTGCACGAAGCTCTTAAGGAACTGGTCGAGAACATCAAGATCAACGTGGAGGCTTTCAAGAAATGATGTTGGAACTAATGTACAAGGAGTGGTTTGGGGTGGAGTTCAGTGAGGAACCTGCTGAGATACGGCATCTGGTTGGTGAGGTTTGGAACATGGCTCTCCAATCGGTAAACAGGCAAACAATTTTACTTTCCTATGACAACGAGGTGATCTAAATGGCTAATTTCGACAACACAAATACTGGCGCTATCTGGGGCAACAAGGATCGCAAGACCGACAAGCACCCTACACACACCGGCTCGATCAACGTGGAAGGCGTGGAATACTGGGTGAGTGCTTGGGTGGGCGACAAGAGCAAGAACCAGCCAAGTCTTAGTTTGAAGATACAGAAGAAAGAACCAAAGCAGTCTAAGCCCGCTGCTGCTCCGGCAGAAACCTTTGATCCCGATTCGATCCCGTTCTGAGGATAACCCATGCACTTAGGTAACCAGCTCCGAAAGTATGTAGAAAAGAACTACAGCACTAAAAGTGACTTTGCTCGCGCTATAGATTGCAGTCCGCAGTTGCTGCATTCGTACATGAGACGGGAGAACATCAAGTACAGCACTATCGTTCGTATTGCTCGCAGCATGGGCATGGAGGCGGCAGAGTTAATGGCTCTGCTGGTTGCCTGTGAGTGAGGGCTTCCAGTGGATCGTGAACTCTGATTTCTCTCTTTCGCAGTTTTTGAATTTCTCCAAAGAGCATTATCAGAAACACAAATATGTCATCTTTACTTGGAGACACGGCAAGCAACGCACACCCAAGCAAAACGCGAGTCTCCATGTCTACCTCAAGGAAGTGTCAAAAGCACTGAATGATGCCGGGTACGACATGAAGCGGGTGATGAAACCGGAAGTGGAGATACCTTGGGACGATGACGGTATGATGGCTAAGGAGCATTTGTGGCGTCCGATTCAAAAGATCATGCTGGACAAGGAAAGCACTACAGAACCGGAACGGGGTGATTATGTGAAGGTGTACGAAGTGTTAAATCGTCATCTTAGTGCGAAGTTCGGTATCTCAGTACCGTGGCCGGTGAACCATGAACCAGAGTGAATCTCAAATGTACGACTTGGGGAGGCAGGCTAGGAAAGCTGCTTTCCCGATTGAGTCCTGTAACCTTTCACTTTATGACGTAAAGCGGTGCTGGTGGATAGCGGGCTGGCACGATGAGGACATGGAAACCAAAGCAAAAGATGGCGAACAGTAAAGCCAGATGCTTACACTGTCGGGAGTACCATCCATCAGACTCTGTTCTGAGGCTCCCGGCAGGCTCCTTTTGCTCACTACAACACGCTGTTGACTACGGCAGGGCCAAGGCTCAGAAGGCCAAGGAAAAGGCTCAGAAGGCCACACACAAAGCCCAGAAGGCCAAGGTGAAGGAAGGCGATATCCGGCACCAACACAAACTCACTCAATCTACTGTCAACCGCCTTTGTCTTTTGCTGGATCAGGGGAAACCGTGTATCTCATGCGGTAGACCAGATCAGGGTGGCAGGATGAGGAATGCCGGTCACTTCAAGTCACGGGGAGCTAATAGCGGATTACGATACGATCTGCTGAACCTTCACGGTCAATGCGTCCCCTGCAACCTATACCAGTCTGGGAATGTAGAGGGATACCGTTCAGGGCTTCTAGAACGCTATGGGAGCGCGATTGTGGATTACTTGGATACTGCGCCAAGGGTCAAAGCGTGGACGGCTCCTGAGCTAATCCAGATGCGCTCTGAAGTATCCGAGGAGATCCGTCGATTAGAGCGTGGCGACCTGCCTTCCCGGAACTGGCGGGAATTGTTACAAACTAATACTTGAAAAGCTAAAGCATACGCTTTACAGTTCCGTCCACTGCCAACAACAAGGCAGATTTCTGAGGAGCTGCAATATGAAACGAGCGATAAATACTTTCTTGGCCGCTGCGTGTGTATACGCAGTGTGGCTTTATATCCTGATCGAACTGGTAGACGGGGTGCTGGCATGAATCCCTTAGATCGAGCAGAGGGCATTAATCAGGCGCATGGTAGTCCGTTTGATAGGGGCGCTGCCGATAGTTACTACCGTAGGGGTCGGGTGCCTCACAAGATGGTTGGCAAAACGATCATCTGGCTCAAGCCTGATTCGCAAGAATGGATGGAATATCAGGAAGGCTACGACATAAACGAAGAGATCGGATCATTCAAGGAGTATGAGTGATGCTGGCGACTTGTTTTGAGTGTTCTAGGCCAGCACAACATATGCACCATGTGGTTCCTCGAAGTTGCGGCGGCACAAAAACTATAGCTTTATGCGAACAATGTCACGGGCTTATCCATGATAAACAATTTATGTCTATCTCGGCGCTCACTAGCTCGGCTATGCAGCACATGAAGGCAGAGGGTCGGTTTACAGGCAATGCCCCTTACGGCTGGCAGGTTGGTGCTGATGGTCATCTGGTCGAATCTGAAGCAGAGCAGCGTGTATTGAGCATAGTCAGCCATTACCGCGCACAGGGGCTGTCAGTACGAAAAATTGCCAGCATCCTTGCTGAAAAGGGGTTCAGATCAAGGGCAGGCAAGCCTTTGCACTTCCAATCGGTTGCGAGGATGGCAGGCAAACCCAATCAGTCAATTTTTTGTCAAATACAATAAGTATAGAGGGAATTATGTATGGTACTGAAAAAAATAAGTGAACACTTCTGGATGCTCCAGAGTGATGACGGGCTGGTCAAGCTCACTTGGTTCGGCGCAACCCGTGGGGAATGTCTAGGGCGTTTTAACGCCTATGTGCGCAGCCTCGATCTGGACAAGATCAGGTACAAGCCGAGGACAAGTTTATGATCCGACTGATAACTCAGTTAACGATAACGGTGTTCGGCCTGTTGGCTATGATTTTATGTTTGGTTGCAATAATCGTGAGGCTTGTATGAATGATATTAAAAGTTTAATTGAGCAGTGTACCAAGTGGAGTGAAGACAGACTAATTTTTAAGAATGGCCGGAGGGAAACCCAGTATCTAAAACTGGCAGAGGAGATGGGTGAACTGGCATCGAGTATCGCCAAAGGCCATGATGTGCGTGATGACCTCGGTGATATTTTGGTAGTGCTCAACAACATCGCACATATGTCAGGTACTACGCTTGAGGAGTGTCTCGGAATATCTTTCTACAGTATTCGGGACCGCAAGGGATTTCTAAACGGGAACGGAGTCTTTATAAAAGCAGAGGAGGCTCTAAAGTGACAAACCAGTTAATGATTGCTCCGGCTAAATATGACAAGCATGGCCCGTTATATCGGCAGAGTGATTTAGAACACGCAGTCATAACGCATATCTTAATTGAAGATTATTTTACTGGGGTGGCAAAAAGTATGAACGCAGATGTATATAAAGCAATCGAAATTACGGAAGACGCAAACAAGCGATTTTCTACAGTGCTAAGTGCTTTCAACAAGACACACACCGAGTTTTCAGACAGCGCAAAAAAAGCCAGTTCAACAGTGCGTACAGCGGCAGACACGATGGCAGCAGGCTTGTCTAAAATAGAGAAAGCTGCAAATTTCGATAGGCTGGAAAGAATGGTGATCCTCTTGGAAAGAGCTGCAACCGCAATGAATACACTGGCCGAAATGGAGAAATCTGGGCAGCTTCAAAAACTGTCTGAGGCAATAAAAATAAACTAAGGAGGTTATGCGATGACAGCAATCAGTAAACAGGTCGGTGGTGACCATTACAAATTCATGCCCATTCAGCCGATGGAATACAGCATGAAAAATAACCTCAACGCCTGCCAGCATACCGCAATTAAATATGTAACTCGGTACAAAGTGAAAGGCGGTAAACAGGATTTGTTGAAAGCAATTCACTGCATTGAGTTACTAATCGAAATGGAATACGGCGATGACTAACATTCAAAAGTGTAAATGCGATCCTGCAACGTGGGGACACCGAGTTCCTGATATCTGCGAAAACTACGAACCCATCATGCTGTCACTGGATCGAATCGTGAACATCTGTGACAACTGCCACCACAATGAAGAATGCCACCATGAATTACAGAAGCACTAGACGTTTTGTTTTAACCGACTCCGGGAAGAGAAGTCATCCTGACTGGGTGTCTAATTTAGATCAGCAGAAAGAGGAGTTCTTAAACCGAGGCGGGAGAGTTGAGGAAATACCAATCGGAATGTCTAGCTATGAATTTAATATCTTGTCAGCGAAGGAACGGGCAGCATTCTGCACACACTCCAGCCCATCAAATAAGGTCCGAGTCCAAACAGGGGAAGTTGGTGGCGATGATTTTGAGTAAAACGTGTGGATTAACGGTGGAGAAATGAAATGATCTGGAACCCTTGGAAAGAAATAAAACGACTTGAGATTGAACTGGAGTTGCTACAAGAGAGGCATGAGCTACTGAAGACTAAACATCAGATTCAGACTGAGATGCTCAAGCACTTACAGAAAAATGATGTTCGTGGGAAGGATGGAAGATTTAAGAAGGCTGATTAAAAAGCCCCAACCGAAAGGAAGGGGCTGAAGCGGTACTGAGGGCTAACGGGGGGCATTGTATATGCTCCCTTTTTTTATGTATACTGTCGGATTCATAACAAAAAGCAAAAGAGGCTAAACAGTATGGAATTAAGACCGCATCAAGTTAAAGCGATTGAGATGATCCGGCACAGTCTCAAGACCGGGCATAAGCGTCCCTTGTTGGCTGCTCCATGCTCTTTCGGTAAAACCATCACTGCCGCATGGCTGATGAAGGCTGCTGCTGAGAAGGGCAAGCGCGTTATCTTCTTCGCAGACCGGGTGAAATTGATAGATCAAACTGTCAACGCTTTTGAAAGGATGGGATTAGACTTCGGCGTTATGCAGGCCCAGCACCATCAAACCGATTACTCAAAGCTGGTTCAGATTGCCAGTATTCAAACAGTGGCTAGAAGGGATCGCAAGCCGGAGTTCGACCTAGCCATAGTTGATGAATGCGCGACTATGTACGACTCCCTAACGCAACTCATGGATCGCTACGATCAAGTGCCTTTCATTGGTCTGTCAGCGACTCCCTACTCGAAAGGGTTGGGTAAGGTCTATGACGACCTGCTGGTTCCGATCACGACTCAGGAGCTGTTGGATCAAGGGTATCTGTGTCCGGTGGATTACTACGGTGGCCGGTCGGTATCAACCAAGGGTATTAAAACCAAAGCACTCAAGACGGGTGGATCTGACTACGACCCGGAAGCACTCTCTGAAGCCATTGAGAACGACAAAGAACTGGCAGGGGATATCGTTAAAAATTTTATGGAGCATGGAGTAGGACAAACCATAGCCTTCAGCCCATCCATTAAACATTCCAAGTTCCTTGTTGACCTGTTTCTGGATGCCGGGATCAGTGCAGCTCACATTGATGGGTACATGGATGAGGAAGAGCGCAAGCGGCTGTTCAGAGCCCACGATGACGGGACGATCAAGATCCTCAGTTGTTCAAGACTTCTCAATACCGGCTATGACGCACCGACCGTTAGAACATTGATCGACTGCTTTCCTACTCGCTCACTGATTGTCTACCAGCAACGTGCAGGACGTATCTTCAGGACTGCGCCTGGAAAGGACAAAGCCATCTACCTCGATCACGCCGGAAACGTAAACAGACACGGAATGGCCGAGAGCATCATACCGTCTGCCTTGGACGATGGTGAGCAGAATTTCAGGGAAGAAAGGCAGATCAAGGAGAGGGATGAAAAGGAAACCCGGATTCAGACTTGCCCGCTATGCCAGCGTCAGATGTCTGGGATCAGGTGCGCTTGCGGTTATATGATCCCAATTCGTGAGCAACTGGCAACTGATGGCACGATGTTGCAACGTATCGAGAAAAGCCGTACCTACTCAATGGCTGAGAAGTCCGAGTGGTACTCCTCTTTGCTCAGATACGCTCGGCTGAAAGGATACTCTGAAGGATGGGCTGCTCATAAATACAGGGAAAAATTTACCGTCTGGCCGAGGTCGCTCAACGTAAATCCTAATCGCCCAATGCTACCAGAGGTTGAGAAGTGGCTGGTTCACAAACAGATCAAGTGGTCGAAGGGCAGGGAAGCTCACTGGATGAAGGAATAGTGTTACAAAGTATTACATAAATAATTCAAAATAAGTGTTGCAATGTAGTTAAGCATTGGGTTTAATACACCCATACCGCAGCAACAACACAACAACAGAGGGAAAGACAATGGCAAACCCAAACAGAACAGTAGCACGGTGGCGCAATAGCAACCCCACGTTTTATGTTGCCGCTCAAGTTACCGCTGCCAACGCTTTCGAGGCCGAAATCATTGCAGATGAAATCAGGTTTGCCGGGTATTTCGCAAAAGTCAAAGCCGACAGCTACAAGATTGGCCCGCGCACTCAGAACAGCCGGGTTCATGTTGTTCGCTGCTACAAAAAAGCTTAATCGCCAATAATAACAGAGGGCAAGACAATGAAAACGCTAGATCAGCTTTTTGCAGAAGATGTAGACCGCCTGCTTGAGGCAGAGCGAATCAAGATTGAAGCCGAAACAGCGAAATGGAATGGGCTTCCCCAGTCCGAAAAAGACCGGATCACTGCTGAACAGGTAGCTCTCTTTGCAGACATTCCTGAGATTGGTGACGAAGAGGAAGACGAAGAGGAATAGAGCCAACCACCGGCCAAGGACGGCCATTAACAGAGGGCAAACGAGGAAATGACATGGCTAATCAGCAAAGCACTTTACGAGAACTGGCCCTGTTCGCAGGCGCAGGAGGGGGAATCCTCGGAGGTCACCTGCTCGGATGGAAAACCGTCTGCGCAGTTGAGTGGGAGCCATACGCAGCTTGCATACTTGCCGCCCGACAAAATGACGGCATTCTCCCGCCTTTCCCGATTTGGGATGACGTTCAGACCTTTGACGGAACGAAATGGCGAGGACTTGTTGATGTGGTATCGGGAGGATTTCCTTGCCAAGACATATCCAGCGCAGGAAAGGGCGCAGGAATTGACGGAAAGCGAAGCAGTATGTGGAAGCACATGGCAAGAATTATCGGTGAAGTACGACCTAGATTCGCATTCGTGGAGAACTCACCTTTGCTTGTGGGACGAGGCGCTGCAATGGTCATCGGTGACCTTGCCGAAATGGGGTATGACGCGCAGTGGTGCATTGTTTCAGCATCCGACTGCGGAGCGCCCCATCAGCGGGACAGGTTCTGGCTTGTGGCCTACTCCACGGAGCTGCAGTGCAATGGCGTCAACGATAACGCCGGAATCATCATGGAATCTGAACAGGTTTCCGAATCTGGAAACGATTGTGGGTCGGAGCATATGGCCGACACCGCAAGCCAGCGACAACAGGGATCGGGGCAATCTTGGTTCGGGAGCGATCCAGCGGGGAGTAGAGAAGGGGAAGCAGATCATGCTTTCGCAAAGCGTGTCGGACATATCTGGGGCATTGAATCCCCTGTGGGTCGAGTGGCTGATGGGGTGGCCGCTAGGATGGACAGACTTAAAGCCATTGGAAATGGTCAGGTTTCAATCGTGGCTGCAACAGCATGGAGAATACTAACTGGAAAAACAGAGGGTAAACAATGAAAGGCAGACCAAAAGGCACCCCAGCTCCCAACAAGGGCAAGTCACACAGACCGCCTAGCACCACAATCAGCATCAGGCTTCCTGTGTCGCTGCTGGAGGAAGGAAGGGCCAAGGCTGAGGAGTTAGGTATTACTTGGAATCGTTTTGCCGGACACGCGATTGCAGAGGCTTTGATGGAAGTAAAAGAAGTTGACAAGGCATAGCAGTAGGGTATTGCACAGGGTAATCGGTCTGATTATAATGGCGGCGTCAGGCGAAAATCTGGCCGGGAGTGAGACCCTGAAACGAACGTACAACATAAGCCTCTTTAAGTGGGCTGGTTCTGGTAAGGCCAATTGTTGTTAGTTCGTGCCTATCTCACAACCAGCCAGCCCATTTAAAGGGGTTTTTTCGTTTCTGACTCGCCGTGTTGAGATATGTCCGGGGCAACCCTCACTCACCGACCACGGTTAAAGCAGCAGAAGATAAGCCCAAGCTGCAACTGAGTCTGAAAGGCATTAAAGGGGCTGGACACCTGCAAGGGTGGAATGATGCTGAGTCTAGTTAACTTGCACGATACTAGACTGTCAAAGCGATGGGATGGCTCCGAAAGGTTGTCGCAATCGACTAGGCAAATAGACCAAGGGCTGATTACTCGGCTCTGGGGTCTTTTTGTCTTTCGCTCAGGGATTCACCAAAAGGTTATCTAGTATATATATAGTATATAGGGGATGGGGATGGCTGGTGGCTAAAGCTGGGGCTTGATGGTGACAATGAGTAGGCAACGGGTTAAACTATGAGCATGACACCTGAACAAGTATTCGAGCAGATCGCTAGCCTTCTGGACGCAATGGACGTTTCTGCTGAAGACGCCATGAAAATCTGTTCTGCAATGTGCATTGGGATATGTGTTGATAACGGAAACTCAAAGCAGGTTTACATCCAGTACATGAGTGACGCTTGGAATCACTTTACCGAGACCCACAAGACCTACTCAAAAGAGGAGTTAAAACAATGCCATTGAAAAAAGGGTACAGTAAGAAAACAGTCTCCAAAAATATCAAAAGTGAGATGGCATCCGGCAAACCCCAGAAGCAGGCTGTAGCCATTGCTTTAAGCGTGGCTGAGAAGGCCAAGAAGTCCAAAGGGACGTTCGAGTAATGCCTGCAGGAAGACCGCCAAAGTTCAAGACGCCTGAAGATATGCAACAGGCGATTGACGAGTATTTTGCCCAGTGTGACGACAAGAATCCTCCGCTGATCTCCGGTCTCGCCTATCATCTTGATATGACTACAGAAAGTCTCCGTTATTACCAGAAGCAGGATGAATTTTCTGCGGTGGTAAAAAAGGCAAAGCAAAGGGTAGAAATAGCAGTAGAAAAAAACCTGCATAGCTCGGCTTGTACTGGGTCGATCTTCTGGCTGAAGAACAACGCAGGTTACAGGGACAAGACGGAACAAGAGCTGTCTGGCCCAGACGGAAGCCCGATCAAGACTGACAACACTTGGACGATCAAGGTAGTCGATGCCTGAGATGACTATACCCCGAAGGCTCTTGCCGCTGGTTCAGAAGCCCAAGCGGTTCAAGATCGTTATCGGTGGCAGGGGATCAGGTAAGAGTCAGTCAGTCGGTGATATCTGCCTGATGGATGCCCAGACGAAGGGGATCCGGACGGCTTGCTTCCGAGAGTTCCAAGTTTCGATGGATGACTCTGTTCACGCTCTCCTCTCTGCTGAGATTGAACGCTTAGACCTACAGGGTTTTAAGGTTCAGGCCAGCTCCATCCAGCACAATGGTCAGGATGCTTTCAAGTTCCGAGGACTAGCGAGAAACCCGGAAGGCATCAAATCCATGCATGGGTTTAAACGGTTCTGGGTGGAAGAGGCTCAGACCATATCGTTCGATTCTCTCAAGGCTCTAACGCCTACGCTCCGTTCCGAAGACTCCGAGATATGGATGACTGGTAACCCAAGGCATTCCAGTGACGTATTCTCCCAGCGATTCATTAAACCATGGGAGAAGCAGTTGCGCAGGGACAAAATGTACGAAGACGACCTGCATCTTGTCCTGTGGGTGAACTACGATGACAACCCATTCTTCCCGGATGTACTAGAACAGGAACGGGCGTATGACCAGACCAACCTGTCAACTG